CACCTTGAAGGTCTGACCATCAACACCCAGTGCACTGGTGGCAAGACCGGCGTTGGTGGTTGAAAGGTCTTCGTAGAGGTAGGGAAGATCCTGGGCGACAGGAATCTGCCACTTGTACTCACCACGTGCGTTGTCCACCATGATGACGTTCTGACCTCCGAAGGAGGACATCTGGTACAGAGGCATTTCTACCTTCTGTGCCATTGCCCAGAGATCAACGGGACCCATGTCGGTGGGTTCTGCACTCTTGAGCATGTTCGAAAGATGGTAACTATCTACGTGTGAGCTAGTCTGATAGCTCGTGTCACGCAGGAATATACCATTGTTTAAAGCGGGAGTTGGCATAGGGATCGGATTTAAGGATTAATATTTTATCGTTTGAATATGTTCACCGGTCTTGTGAGCTTTCTGGTACGAGGTTGATCATCATCATCCTCCATCGTACTTGCCATCCTCCGGTTTTGTTCTGTCTTTAATTGTCTAACGGTTTGTTCCACTTTCTGATTCCCACCTTGACGTCTGAGTTGATCACGATAATTATCAGGATCACTGAGTAGCCAAAGTGCTTCTGCGATCAGTGGATAGTTGGGATCGACAAACTGGTATCTTTCGAGTAGGTGTCCCAACAGATTCGTAGGTCTTCCGCTTATGGAAGGATACTGAGGTTGTACAAGTCCGCTATATAGTTGTGCCTGTATTTTCTTGTCCAGTTTCATTCCATTCAATTCACCGGCACGAAGAGCTTCGAATACATTCTGTTGGTATGCCTGTGCAGCTTGTTCCTGTTGCTCCTTTCGCATTTCCTGTTCTGCAAGTTGTGCTTGTACCAACTGTTCCTGCATCTGGTCCAACTTGGGTTTGAATTGTTTGGCTTTCTTTTCCAACACACCCAGGTCTTTCCAGGTATTCACCTCTTCTTCTATCTCTTCTTCACTGCCGAAATTGTTAGCAAGAAGATAGGACCTTACAATACTTTCCTGGTCGTTCTCGTCTGCAGGATTCATCCTTGCAACCTGTTCACTTTGAGCAAGTGCCTGAAATAATCCCTCCAGATCTTGACCACCATCCATTACGTATTTGGCGGCGTACTGAAGTTTTTCCGGAAGACTTTCAAAGAACTCTTGAGGAGTGTTGGCAGCAACTTCATTCTTGAGATTGTCAATGTTTGCTTTCCAAAGTTCCTCTACGTCTTTCTCTCCGAGACTAACCAGGTAGTCATCGAGAGACTGTTTGCTTTCGTCATAGTCATCAAAGGCGAACATCTCCTTTGACTCTATTCGTTTTTTCAGGAACTCCACCAGGCCTGACTTTTCAGTGCGTGGTCTGCCTCCTTTACCGGTAGTTTCCTCTTCTGAATCCGCTTCTTCTATGATTTGATCCAGTGTTCCACGGGAAACACTACCTTCCTTGTCTTTAATATGCTCCTGATCCTTGATTTCCTCCTGATCATCTTTCCTTTCTTCCTTATCAAGGAAGCCAAGATCAACGGTTCCTTTAGAGAAAATGTTGGGTTTGGATTCTGCGGGAGTGACGATGCTTTCTGCACCCGGCGCACCCAGCCAGCTATCAAGGTCAAGGTCTACTTGCTGTACAGAAGTCTGTACGGTGTTATTAGCGTCTGACATATTGTTGGTTTTAGAATATATCTACACTAATAATATAAAGAAATAAACCTTGGGAAGTTACATGTGGGTTTTGTGTTGCACCTAAGTAGAGGATAATAAAGCTATATACTAATAAACCTTATCAATATTTTACTTCTTCTTTTTGTCATCGGTTTTTTTGACGTCATACTTATTCTTGTTTGTACGCGCCACCTCGAGTTGTTTATCCGCAATCTTCTCTCTTGTTCTCAATTCGTCTTCTTTCAACCGAAGTTGTTGTTGGGAAACTGCGTTTTTGTTTACCTCCTGCTCCCTTTTGAAGTTCATGGTTTGCTGGTAGTTATCCTGCTGTTGAATTCTGTTCAGTGCATCCTGGTAATCCGACTGTTGGTTCTTATCAATGTCCACCATGGATCCATATCCTGCAGATCTGATTTCGGCAACAAGTACCTGATTCTGTCTATCCAGTTCGGCCTGTTCTGATTTGAACTGAAGATCCATTTGTTTTTGACGTTCCTGAGATTCAAGAAGTTCCTGCTGCATCTGTTGTTGTTGCTGAAGTTCCGCTTGTTTTTGCGCCATACTTTTTTGTTCAGCATCCTTGAGTACACCGGTGAGTTCAGCAATCGATTCACTCTTGATGATATTACCCAGATCATAGATGGAAGCACCCGTGGTATTGTTGTTCATCGCAAGTTGTTTCATCTGTTCCATGATAGCGCGAGAATTAGTCTTGGTAGAACAGAAGATGTTGAAGTCACGCATGAGAAGATCTGTGCCGTTCATCTGGAAATTCACCTTCTCATCCATGCCGGTGATGTACTGAAGTCTTACGGATGGTTTTTGAGAGTGATAGTATTGTGCCAGGTCGGTTCTCATTTGATGCACCCGGGGCATCAGGTTGTCACTGTGTTGAATAAAATACTGTTCGGTCTGTGCATAGGATGCATTCATTGCCTGTTCAATACCGGTAGCGGTTTGTTGTTGTGCAATCTGTTGACCCATCCGTTGAGGATTCAATCCGATCACTTCGAAGGCCTGTTGCTTGAAATAGTTTGCCAACTGTATCCTGCTGAGCAGACGGTTGGTCTGTTCAAGATTGAGTACTTGGTAGTGTTGGAAGTTGAGTGCGTTCTCCGTATTGGTGATCGAAGTGTCCAGGGGCAACATCTGAAAATTCTTCATCGCGACATATGCCTTGGATAAATTGTTCTTGCCCCAATCCTCACCAAGGGAGTGACGGGGAAGCGCGTTCTGGTCAAGCAGGATGATGGTACCCAGTTCATCCACCAGAATGTCCGCAATCTGGTTGTTGACGATGTTGTACCCGATCTGGTAGGGTTTCATCAAGTCGACCAGAGAAATGCTGCGGGTGTTCCGGTCACCAAACACGGAACCCTCCACCGGAAGTTTACAGCCATAGACGGTGGCATCTCCTTTGAATTGAAAAGGTATGCGTCCCGGTTTACCACCATGGAGCCCAAGGTAGATCGGGTTGATGCCGCCGGGGTTGTTCATACCCCAGAAAGCAGGTCGGTTGGGTCCAATTTTAATTCCACCCCACACTTCGTTGATCCATATCCAATCGATGTGCTCCCCAAATATGAGGTTGTCTTTGCTTTTCTGTTTATAGAGTACCGTATTATACTCCGGCTTGTCCGTTATCTTGTACGTCTCATCCACAATGTCCTGAACTATTTCACCGAGTTCACTGATCTTGGTAAGATGACCCACCTTACGCTGAGTTTTCCAATAGATTTGAGATACTCTCAACAGATGACCCTTGCCAAAGTCAATGGTGTCTTCCGAGTCGGACAGTATCCATTCCACGATGTCACCGGTGCCAAACTTGGTGTCATAGACACTCATGAACTGCCGGTAAGCCAATGACGGCATCTGGGTGTTCCATTCGTGGGAACGTGTAGGGTCATAATAGGATCCGTCATTCTGGTATCCCTGAAGTGCATACCCGGCAGAACGTACCGGGTAGATGGCCTCAAGAGCTTCCAGTTGTTCCTGGGTCATCATCCACCCAAACTTGTCAATGACATCGGAGACGGACATCAGGTCCATCTTACCAACCCAGTTACCTTGTGAAATATATCGTACATCCGGACTCTTGTGATAGAAAGTGAGCATGGGATTCCACAGCTCAAGCTCGTAGTCGTCCTCGTTCATCTTGAAATGCCAGAACTCCCGGTCAGTGATCAGCATATCCCGAAACGCCATCTCTTCGAGTTCCTGCAACTTGAACCTCTCTTCATCCACCACCATTTGGTGGGTAGCCCATTCTTCAATCATACTGCGGTAGTCCTTGCGGAAAAACTCCTCTATCTCTGGAAGGGATTTCAGGTTTTCAGGACTCATCATCTGCTGTGCCTCTTCCGATTCCATCTCCATTCCTTGTTCTGCTATTTTCAACATCATCTTCTGTTGGGCATTGGAAATAAGCACCTCTTCGATCATAGCCCTTTTTTGCTCCAACATCTCATTGTAGGATGTGTCGTCCACCGCCCGGAACATGATGCGGCTGGATCTCTTGGAGAATTCATTACAAAGGACGTTGATGACGTTAGGGATGATGGGGTAGAACTTCAGTTCCAAAGCAGAGGTGTCTTCTTTGGTGAGGGTGTCAATGATATCGGCCATCTCGTTGTCCTCTTCCACGATGTAGTCGGTCTTGTCAATGATGCCCTTTGCCAACTTGTAATTCTTCATCAAACGTCGCGCATTGCGACGCAGTTGTTTCATTCCCTGAAACTCCAACCAATCCAAGTTGTGTGCCCTCCACTCATCATCCTTCTCCTTTTCCAGGAGAAATTGAATGGGTTGTGTCAAGGTGCCCATTTTCTTATAGTCCACCTTCTTTCCCTTCTTGAGGTCTAGAGCATTATATACTTGCATGAATTATATCTTAACGGATGTTCTTAAATGGATTGCGGGGAGGTTTTGTCCCGGAAGAGGAGCTGTTGTTACCACCGATATGTCTAAAAGGGCTCCAATTTAATTTACTAAATTTTTTAGATGTATCCAAGTTTTGCTTAATAACTTCCACACGTTTAGAGATGCCTCGATTGGATTGTTGCACCTTGGCAAAGGCGATCAGGGAACAGAAACTGACAAGTCTATCCACGTTGAGTCCATCCCGGTACGCCCTCATCTCTTTGAGCAGCATGATGTCCGGAATGCGCTCCACTCCATAGATGGTCTTTACGATCTCCCCGTCCGGCTTGGTCTCATGGTCAAGTTCCTCTTTTAGAAACTCGATACCGTAAGAAAGTATCGTTCCCTTGAACAGGGTGCCCACGTTCTTCCATCCGTATTCCTGAAAGACATTCCGGTTGGCACCGATGTCTTTTAAGAAAAGTATCATGTCCTTTGGAACCAGATATCGTTGTTTCTTGCGACTGATCATGTATTGGATGAATAGGGCTACGTTGTTCTCCACCAAGGTCCAGGCATTGTACCACTCGATCATCATCTCCAGACGTTCGTGGGTTTTGGTGAGGTCATCAAACCTTCCGCACCACCATGCGACAATCTTGTCCCGCTCGTAACTGCTCCTCACCTTACCATCTCCTTCATCTTTGACCACCTCCACCGGGCTTTTATAGATGTATATGGAACACAAGGATTCACTGGTTGTAGTCTTACCCTCTCCCACCGGGTCCACACTGGCGTAGTAGGTTCCAAAGGAAGAATCCTTCACGGGTCTTTCCACCACACAGATGACTCCGGTTTTGTCCTCGGTTTTCTTGGATATGGGAAACTCCATGATAGGAGTCTTCCGGGAGGATTTGGCTATGATTTTACCCTCTACGTCCCGTTCCAGATCCAGGTATTCCATGGGGTATTCCTTGTCCTGTATTCTTTGTTCCTGTCTGGCGACCAGGTGAATGGGGAACACGGATGCCTTACGTGTCGCAAAGGCTTCCTCTATGTTCCTGGGATGTTGGGAAATCTCCAGTTGGTAGGCTTCCGGAGAAAGTTCTCTTTTGGCTTTGATGAACTGTTCATCCAGTGCAGCAAGTGCCTCGTCTATCTTTGAATTTCCATACTCGTCAATGTATGGGGGCATGCTCCATTGTTCGGGGATGAACAACCCGGTGACACCCGGGGTGGCGTCTGAGTCTATGAGCGTTGTCTGTACGCCGTAAAATCCGTTCTCTTCCGGGTTGAGGATGTATTCCTTCATGGGCTCACACTGCTCCAGGTCACCCACGGATCCGGCAGCGATGAACTGACCGGTGATGATATGTCCCGACTTCAATGCAGGTTTGATATACCCGTATGTCTGGTCCATCTTGGGAGCAATCCCCCCTTCCTCATGGAAAAAATAAGTAACGGGACCACCGACTCCATTGGTCGGGTCTTTCTCAAAGGTGTAGCCCGCAATCGAAGATTTGAGACCCTTGGTTGTAGTGCGACCATTGATCTTGACCTCGATCTTCTGTTCCCAGGCAAACACTTTTTCCGGGTTACAAGGCCGGTACCAGGCGGTGTGTTCGTTGAGGAAATTCTTGTACTCGTTAAGGAACTTCCAGGAACCCTTCTCGTTGATGTAGTCTTTAGACGAAGCTCCCATCTTCAGTACGGCACCCGACTCGAACCAGTAAGTGTTGATGAGTTTGGCCATGTGGAAGTAGGACGACGCTATCTGACGCTTCTTG